TGGCATTTGTAGAACATATCGTTCTTAACTTTGTACAAGTACCCACGTGCTTTATTCTTTTTAGCGGAGTCTCCACAGATAGGACATCTGAAGTTAAATAGGTAGTCGTCCTTTCGCTTGTATCTCTCCAAACGAAAGCTAATCATTTGTATGTATTTTAGATCTATGTATAGTGACATAAGGAACCTCGTATAATGTGCTTATTATACGAGTAATAGTGCTATATGTCAAGCACTATTTTTGGTTTTGGTATGCTAGATTTTTAGGAAAGATAGGACTGCAGGTACTACAAATGCTGCTAATGTAATGGCTCCTAATAGGATATATCTCCAGCGCTCAAGCGCGGAAATACGGGTCTCCAATCGCTCGGTTTTGTTAACCACGTGGGCTTTTAAATCTTTTATACTATCTAATACTTTATCAATATCTTTAGACATCTCTTGCTTAAGCTCCCGTGTGGTGGTTGTCATCCTAGAATGAAGTTCTTTAATATCATTGTCTGTTTCTTTCTTACGTGTGTCCAATGCTGCTAAGACCTCTTCTTGTTTTTCGTCGGCATAATTGAGCCTCGACTCATGGACTGCTAACATCTGTCCAATATTTTGTGAAACGTCACCAATTTTTTCTAGTGCTGTTTCCAGTTTAACAAAAAGAGAACCTATCTGGTTCACGTCGTTCTTTATCAGTGCGACTTCAGTTTCTAAGGATTTATTTTCTGCCATTTTTCTTTTTCCGTCTACGTACCATGGGCATCATTACGGGATCCCTTCCTGGTTCCCCTTTAGGGCCTACACCTATTCCATGTACGTTACCACCACCGACGGCATTTGCTGCTACATCTTCGCTGTACATAAAAGATCGGAAAGATACTAAATTGTTTTTCTCTAAATTTTTTGCTTCCTGTATTATTTCTTCGTCATCCATATAAAGTTCTAAGAGTGTATCAACATCGTCTTCTTGTTCGTTGTACTCTCTGAGTATTGCCATAGCTGCGGCAAAAGTTAAAAGTCTTTTTGCCTGTCTATCAGGCGACTTTGTAAGCGCCCTTTGTATCTTAAATACAAACCTATTGAGAAAAGAATAAGCGTCTAGCTCTGAAGTGCCTTGTGGAGATCTAAGTTTTTTACCATCTTTATCAATGATACCCAACCTGTATGCGTCAGAGTTTTCGATGGGTGTTGACAGCATCCTTAAGATCCTGTATGCAACTAATGTATCGACAAACCTAGACATTATATTTTCCTCAAAACATCTATCAGTTCCCGGTTTAACGGGATATTCGTTTCTTGTACACCTTTAGAGACTACTGTTTCTAATGGCATCCTGTTTAAAAATACTAGGTAGGTTTTTAGGTCCGACCAATATTTTTCCTCTAATTTATAAAACAGTAAGTCTGTTGCGGCGTTTCCAAAAACATTGTATAAAACTACAATGTGGTTTATAATTAACCGCTCACTTATTTCACCTGTTTTTTTGTACCTGTTCAACAACCTTTTAATATATTTAAAACGCTTTAAATCGTCTTCTAATTCTGTGAGCCCCATACAACCTGGGTTGTGATAGTGCTTTATTGCATATATTAAAAAGTTATCCTCATTCAAAGTAATCATTATATTTTAGTTTCCTATGATACAGTAGCGGTGCCTCCAATGAAATACCACTTACTATTTGTGCTACTATATATTAGTGTCGCAGAGTCACCTGCAGACGCAAAGGAAACTGTACCTTGTACATTGGCACCAGTTAAATTAACTGTATGACCACCTGTATTGGAACTCATAATGATTATTTGTATTTGACCTTCTATGCCAGTTGCTATAGATATAGAACCAGCTGAGTCTACATTGCTAATGAACGTGACATTGTTTGTGGTGTTAATTTCACCACGGGCTGTTATCGTACCGTGATCGGCTATAGCTACTTTGTCGCTAAATGACGCGGGAGTATTTACCCCAAGAAATAAATTAGAGTAGGATAACTTCTTACTAGCTGAGCCTTGAACTAAGTAAAACTGATCTGTCCCTTTTAGGGCATCAGCCGACTGTAGTTCTGATACTTTTGAATCTGCCATTACCAGGACTCCTTATTAGGCGTCTGGGAATTCAGCGTCATCATCTGCACCACCGGCTGCTTCATATACAGCATCAGTGGCAGGTGCTGCCATAGCTACGAGTGTCTCGTATTTGGTTCTAGAACCAACTGTAGTTCTACGTACCCAACCTGGTTGTGCAATCCCTGGAGTTGCGGCACATTCTGCCTCATCTACCATAAAGATTTCATTTGCGGGAACACCTGTAATTACTGGCTTTTCTGATTTTGACCATGCGGACATTTTTTATTCTCCTGTTAAAATATTATTTATATGATCTATTAGTTTGTAAGCTTCCGTCTTAGTGAGTAGAGCAATTTGCTCGTCTGTCATTGAGTACACATCGAAGGACTCGTCCATTTTAACGGGAGCCAATCCACGCTTGCTGGATTTGGCGTAATCTCTTTTCGCGGCTGCTACTGCGGCTGCGTCATTTTTTGCTGCCTGCTTACGAGCTGCATTCTTAATCATTTGAAGTCTGTTTGCTTTAGCTTCAGGACTCATTTCATCTTGTAAGTTTTTCTTACCCTGGCTAGTGTCTTTAGGCTTTTTCTTAAATGTATCAAGGCCTGTTCCTTTTTCGCCAGTTTGTTGTTGAGTCGCTAAACGCTTCATTGCGCCTTCTTCAACTTCTGTTTCTTCATTAGCTTTCTTAAGAGCGTCTGCAACAGGTTTGTGTGTCGCTAGGCCTTTCTTAACTTTATTAATAGTTCTAAAGGCACCTGAGTAGTTACCACCTTTGTATCGTTTGTCGTTGGCAATACCTTTACCCATTCTAACTTCTTTAGGTGTGTATGCTTCCTCGTGAGTTCCTTTATTATCGCAATGCTCACAACCTTCGCCTTTACATTTAGGACATTCGTCTTTCTTGCCATTCTTCTTGTCTATTGCTTTTTGCAAAGCAGGTGGTAATTTACCTTCGTCCATGCCTTTTTCTTCATCATCAGATTTGTGCATTCCGTCAACCATGTTAAAGAATTCTTTCTTTTTATCTGCGGGTAAATCTCTGATAGAAGAAACACCGAATTTTTTAAGGGCTGCTTCGAACTTGGCTTTGTAGTCTTCATTCATTTTAGCTACTTCTTCCGATACGCCGGCTCTTTCTTTTTCTTTACGCAAAGCTTTAGAAAAGTTTTTAAGTTTTTCTATTTTATTTTTTCGCCCCAATTTAGCGCCATCCTTCTCAGCCTTTTGCCTGTCTTCTTCGCCGTCGACGATCTCTACACCGTCAACTAATTTCTCATCTAGTTGTTCCACGATTTGCTCCTCTGTATGGTATCGATTTTTCTGAGTATGTTGCTTGGCACGTTGGAATACTGTATCATCGCCAAATACAATGTACATCATTTCATCCATAAACGTTTTAATGACTGCTCTTTCATTTGGCAACAAGTTTGCTCCCATTTGAACACGTGCAATTGCTCGTTTAAGAATAGGCAAGTTCTGTGCAGGCATCATACCTTGTCGAACTAGCATATCTAATCGTTTACTCTGATCCATCAATTTACCCTTTATATGTAATCTTGTAAATGTATTTATAAGAAATTTATGTTAGACACTAAACTTTTTGGTTTTATAGTCTGAGATGAATTTTGCTGCTAAATCCTTAGGTAATTCAAGCAATCTTTGTGGTTTTTTCATATCGCGCCATGTGTACTTAGGATCAATCAACCAGTTATGGAATGAGAATACAGTAGGTGGCTGATCGTTTGTAGGACCCTTGTAAAACTCTAGTTCGATAAACTTTAGCATTTCGTATATGTTTGTTTCATCATTTTCCCAGTTCATAAAAGTCATGCCAGCCATGCCACCACCTTTAGGCTCTGGTAGTTGGTTAAGTCCGTCTCTCGCTTTTAATCCCTCATACAATCCTCTAAACCTTGGAACATCACCATCAACCCAAGGTTCGTCATTAGGATTGCTAGCTCTAATTGTAGTTTTATGGTATCCAAACTTTTCAGGGTCTTCAGCATATCGGTTAACTTCATCATATTTTCTAGCTGCCCCTGTAGGAATCCATAAAGGATTTATGTGTGTTGAGTCTTCGGGCAACCAGTATTCATCAAGCCACTTCTTTGTATCTCTAAGTGTGTCTATTGTTTCGTGAGGTAGTCCTGCGATTAAATTAATATGCCCACGGTAATGTCCTTTTTTGTTGAAGTGTTCTTTAAACTCCAACAACCCATCTTGCAGTCTTACAGTCTCCATGCCTTTACCGACTGCCCTACCCGATTTATTATTAAATGATTCTATGCCATAGAAGTGAGAGTCTAATCCCAAATCCCACAACATATCCCAATCGTCTTTCCTACTTACTAATAAGTCACCGCGGATATAGCCACCAAGATTGGGACGAAAAGGTAATTTCCGTACAACACGAGCATATCTATGTAACTTCTCGGAATAGTCATTAACAGTTTCATCTGATAATGTGTAGCTAGTCGTACCCCATTGCTCATAATTTCGTAAAAATTCGTCATGTAAATTATCCTCGTGTCGGCTGTGGTCGCCTTTAATGTTTCTATGCACAAGAGTACAGAAGTGGCAATTAAATATGCAACCTCTGCCTAGTTCTACTGTTAAAATTTCTTGTGGTTGTATGAAGTCACGTTCTTCATATGAGATTGTAAAGTCTTTTATTCTCGTAGCATCATAGTTATGAGTAGCATCTATATAGTTGTAGCTACCGTGTGTCTCATACTTTAAGTCTGTTCCTATGTTTGTGAGATGTCTTACAAGTGCTGATATTGCAAGCTCGCCGTAGCCAACAATAAGCCAATCAATAGGAACATAGGATGCGTTGTAATAGGATTGTGTCCCAGCTACAATAGGAATGTGCGGGTATTCAATTTTAGTCCACTCTAAAAATTCTTTAAGTGAATCAAAGTCAACTGTAAATGTAGCACTAACACCTATAAAGACGGTATCTTTACGAACTCGAAGTTTAAAGTAATCTTTCAGTTCTTCAGTAGTCCAACTTTGTACAAAGTCTACTACCTCAACATCCATACCTTCCTTACGAAGGTGAGACGCTATCCTATGGGCGCCAGGTGCTCTTTTTACAGAGTCGTAGTAATAGTCTACAACTCCACCGAAGATCATGGCGTGCATAGTTAGAGTACTTTTCTACGTACTAATTCGTTTTTAACTTTTTGTTTGATTTTGGGCTGTGAATTACTTCCTTCTAAATACTTTAAAAGTTCTTCGGTGGAAGTAGAACGCATATAATAATGAACGTTCTTAGTTTTGCCCGTTGCTTTGTCGCGAGTTGTTTGTGATTTTTTAAATTTCATCGGCATAATATATCTCCATTATATAGTTATCGTTTTTTAGGCTTAGGTGCCTTAGTCTTTTTTGTCTTTGCTTTCTTTGCGATAGGCTTAGCTGGCTTATACTTTTTACTAGTTGCTGCCTTCTTGCCTCCTCTAGATTTCATTCTATTGATTTCCATTTTTCTCATATTAGGCAACATCTTAACTGCTAACCTAGATACTAGTGGCTGGAATCTTTGTACCATTGTTTCCAAACGTGAACGCTCTGCAGGTGGTAGCTTGGATCTATCACGACCCCTCAACAATCTTTTGTATACCAGTCCACGAGCACCACGGGTCGCTCTACGTTTTAGTCTATCAGGAGAGGAACCTCGTCTGAGTGCAATACCTCTAGCGACTTTTAATTTTTGTCTGTTACGTCTAGCAGCGAAACGTCTTTTCATTCTGCCTTGGACTGATAATACTTCGTGGATTTTTAATTCGTCACCGTGTTCTAGTTCATCAGGGTATTCTGTATTGTCTAAAATTTCCAACTCATCTTCATCATACAATCCTAAATCCAAAGCCTGTTGCCAACCAAATTGTTCTGCTTCTGCTTCTAGTTCTTCAATATCATCTTTAGTTAAGTCCCAATGGATTGTTTGTAGTATGGCATTGTCTTTTTTATACTGCGCTTTTGTTTCGTGGGCAGGACCGGACTCTTTTACGAACTCTTTAAACTTTTTAGGCTCTTCACCTGGCGTCAACTTCTTAAAGTATGCAGTACCTTTATCAGTACCCCACTCGTGCCCGCCTGGCTTGGCATCGTATTCTGCGTCTTCTCTCATGTTCTTTTTACGTTCCCTATTAATCCACGCAACTGCTCGTCTATCCTGTGGGGCCTTTCTTGCCCATTGCCACATTTTACGATATGCGCTAAGTGTCCCTTTATTTATATCAGTTCCTTCACTGTTATCTACGACAATAAAGTTGTTTCCAAATGCGTGTTGAAACTTACCAATGTTATTTTGTACTTGGGACCACATTGTTTTTACAGTTTTTGTGGGTAATGCTCTTCCGCCGCCTTTACCTCTTTGAATGTTTCTATTTGCTGCTGTTTCTTCGTCGGTGTTAACTAGTATTAAAGCTGTCTCGTAACCTAAGGATTCTAGTTGTTGTTTTTGTTTTTGTATCTTGCTGTAATCTTTTCCTGTACCGTCAATTACTAGTCCGAGCCTTCCATTAATCCAACCACGCATTCTATTATTGGTTAGTCTTTTAGAATTGTCTCTAATACCTTGCCCTTTGGTGGACATAATGTTCTTTTGTGTGGCTTCTAATCCTGCCTTAGCCAACTCTCTCTCAAAAATAAGATCAGAGTTTACTACTTTAAAACCTAGTGTCGTTAATGAGGTTCTACCGACAACAAATGACTTGCCAGAACCAGGGCCTCCTGCTAGGAAAATTGCTTTGAAAATTCCAGGATCATTGACACCTTCTGTTATCATTCTTCTTCAGGCTCTTCTTTAGGCTTTAGTTGATTTTCATAGTAAACAATAATCGCCTTTTGTTGTTCTATATATCTTTTGATATCTGCTAAGGACAGAGATAAGTTCTCATATCCAGGAACACTTATTGCGAAGTAAACAAGATCTCCGTTTTCTTTCTCAAATCGTTCTGCGAACTCTTCATAGTTTTCGGAAGTTACTGCATAAAATTGTGTTTCATAAAGCTCTAGTCCTTCAGGGCGAGGCTGTATTGGCACCATTCTTTCAACAGTTTGAATCTGTGTAACGATTCTTTCTGGGCCCTGTAATATAGAGCACCCGCTTAAAACTATAATACTACCTATTAGAAGTGGTAGCTTCAAGCTCTTCCAAAATAGCTTTACTTGCATTGTTTACTCTCGTTTCAATAAGCCCTGGCTTTTGCATTGTCAGGGCGGTTAAATTATGACGTCTCAATTTTCCAATCAATTCGTTTTTATATTCATTCGCAGAACTTAACTCTACATTCAGTTCTTGTATTCTAAGTTCGTTTTGTATGTTAGCAGCAACCAATTCATCTAATGCGACTTGATTTGCTTTGGCTGCTGTTTCTGCTTTAGCTAGATTTTCTGCGGCTACTTGTAATCTGTTCTGGGTATCTTTGTAGTACATATAAGCACCACCAAACATTCCAACGATTAGTATAAATGGTAATAGTCTCCACATACTAGCAATTCCATCTTCTGCGAGCAGCTTTACCTCTTTCGCCTGTCCAACTTCTAGATCTAGCACAGAATGATTTGCGTCTGCCTGCTGCTTTACTGCCAGGCTTCAGTTTGCTAGGAGGAGTAGTTACTGCTGTTTGTAGTTTACTGCCTGGGTTTTCTCGTCTGTGAGCATCGACGCCTTTTTGTGTTAGTCCTGCACCATCTTCTGTGGGTCTCTTGTGCCCAGATTTAATGCCTTCTTCTTGCATTGACTGTCTCATCATGGCGTGCTTCAGAGCCTTTTTATGATGAGTTAAGGCATTCATATGCTTCACCATTTGTTGATTGCCTGAAGCAGTTTTTATCGCCGCGTTTGCCTTACGAATACCTGACTCGTGTCGGGCAATAGTTTTATCAATGTCTTCGTTAACTTTACCTTTCCGCATTTTCTGAAAAGTATTGTATGCTGTGCGTCTCTCGTCATTCTTTTTCTTTTCTGCAGGGGTCATTTGAGACACAGGCTTTTTAACTGCTGGTGTATCGTACTCTTCTTCTTTGACACAGTCGTTAACTCGGGTATCACCTTTCATCTTGGTGCCCTTCTTCTTATAACCGTCCCAACACTTAGGATCGAGTCTTTGTTTTTCTTCTCTAAACTCGGTAAATGATTTCATTTTTTCTTCCCTTCGATTTTGTTTATTCGCTCGAGGAGATCGTTAATTTGATCTTGTAACTCTGTGGCACCCCCTGGTGCTACGGGAGGATGACTCCAACCCTCAAGCTCTTTAATTTTTTCTGCTAAACGAGGATAATCTTCTTCCCATTTAGCTTGCTTCTTTGCTATATTTATATTATATCTATGTGCGAGAAATTCCATCATGTTATCCAGATGGAACTGAAACCAAATCCCCATTCGTGTAGTTAAAAACCACTTACCAAATGCTGATCCAAAAATACCTGTTAGACAGGCTCTAGCTAATAGTGTCCACATTAATGTTCTCCTTTAAATACAGACCAAAGGATTTAAATGTGTCTTCTTCTTTTAAACCCATGCCTGCTCGTGTTGCTTGAAATAACTTTTTAGCATGAGTATCGCTTGCTCTCATATGTAACCCAGATTTAAATGATTTGTAATCATTATTAGATGCGTGGGCTCTCATCTTTGTCCCACTAATTCCGGTCACCCCTTCAGCGTCAGGATCTCTTTGTCCTGCTGATACTACCTTAATATGCTTAAAATGATAATCGCCGTTAGGTCCATTGTACTTATCGACTAGTCTTTGAAACTCGTTTACTCGATCTGAACCTGCCACCATTGTTACATGGGTGTGTCCTTCTTGATGCATCTTTTTAAGATGAGCTAAGAAGTGTGGGTGTTGAGGACTTGATGCCTCAAACTTTGCACCCCTGTGTATAGACTTAAGATAAGAAATTTTCTGATGGGCTTGTAGGGGATTCTTTTTAGCATCGAATGAGTGGCTAACAATTACCCTATGATCTGCACCTAGTTTCTTAGCTTCAGAATGTACCTTGTCGATTAGTTTACTATGTCCTGCAGTCGGAGGATTAAGCCTTCCAAATGCGAACACTATATGTTTATCTTTTCCTTTTAACATTAGGAACCCTTTTTAAGTTCGTCGCCACGAGCAAAGTTAGCAGCGCTGAATTCGTGTCGAGCTACAAATTTACTTGGGCGTCCGTTTTTATGAACAACATAACCTTCTGGCTTCGCAGGAGCTCCACCAATTTCGTGCCCCACTTCTGAGTGGGAAGCCAAAGAGTCTGTTAGTATATTTTTTGCCTGTTGTAAGTGATGATGCATCTTTAAAACAGATTCGATATGATCTTTGTTATCTGAAGCATGCTTCATGTGAGCATCTTTTGTTGCCTGATGCTTAGCCTTAGCAGCATCAGTTTTAACACCGGCAATCTTTTTGTCATGTGCTAATTGAGCATGAGCTACGTAATCTTTGTGATTAGGAGTAGAGCCATCTCGAACTGTTTGGTTAATGTAAGTTTTCAAAGGAACAACATGATGCTTGGCAACTGCTGTGTGTGCTGCCTCAGGAGTCTTTTTGTAATGCTCTGTAGCAGCCTTCATGTGCTTCTGATATTCTGATTGGGCTTCTTGTGTATAAGCTACTTTGCCTAAGTCGTGTTGGACACCTATTTGGTGTACATCAGGATGCTCGCCTAGTTCAATGTCTGCACCATGTTGTGCTGCTAGATCGGCAAACTTCTTACCTTCGTATTTTGTATGGACTGCGATACCTATGTGTGCCGCGGCTGCTTTCTTAGCGTGATCTGAATCTGCTTCGTGGTGGTAGGTAATTGTGTTTGGAGTGTAATGAACTCGGCTACCGTCATGCTTGACGTCACCTTTAGTGTGCATAATGTCTGCTTGGTAAACACCTTTGCCTGAGTGAACCTTGGGCAAGTGAGCTAGGGCTGCTTTTAGTTTAACAGCTAAGCCAGGAGCGTGTCCATGATTCTTATCTATGTCTTCGGGTGTGTAGTTGATCTTTGGCTTCTTGTTGAACACTGACTTAGAGCCAACGAAGAACTTGCCTGTCTCTGGGTGTGTACCAAACACGACTGCAGGAGAGCCGTCATATTTGACGGTAATCTTAGTATCGCTAGCACCACCTCGGAGCTTTGTGTGAACGTCATTTAAGTTCTGAAACGCATGAGCAAAGCCTTTAGAACCACCGTGGATAACATGGTCTTCTACGTGCTCTAGATGCTTGAGTTTGTCTTCTTCATTGGCTTCAAGTATCAAGTGTTTCTTAAATTTTAACATATATTCTATACTCTTATAGTTCGTTTCTTCATTTTATAGTTATATTATACACTCTTTAATACCAAAAGTCAAGCAAAAAACGCACTTTTTTGAATTATTTTATGTATTTATAAAGAAAAAACTGTCTACATGAGCCGAACGAAAGGAAAATTTAACTTACTTTTCAATGTGTTAGCCATGGCGTCAAAATCCGGTATTTCTCCTGGATATCTGATCTTCATCTCGACATTATCGTACACAGGCATGATCGTATCGTCGGCTAATCCGTAGTCTGTAACGATCTTTCTACCGGTTCTGTAGTTGTTTAGAGTGAGGCCTGTGTTGGCTTGTTTTGTTAGTTTAGCTAACTCTTTGTGCAAGGGGCGATCCCCGTAGTGGTGCCCTGTGTAGCTCTCATCATACCCTCCGGCTTCCCAGAACGTGTCCTTATTGACGATAAAACAGTTGATATGCCCAGGGTAAGGGTACCATTGTTTCTTGAAAACAGCATACATATTGAACCGATAGATCGTCTTAGGGTTCATAGCTAGCCTTCTGAGATGTCCCACGTCTCCTGGATTGAGTCTCATGTCCATGTCCAAGAAACATATTTGATCTGTGGGTGCGTATTTTGCTGCTAGGTTTCTACAACCGTGACTATTGAATCCTAAATCACGGGTAACCTTCCAAAGTTGAAAGTTCACTCCATATGTAAAGTAAACATCTTTCAGTATATCATATGCAGGGTATTCTTCAGAGCCATCATCTATAACCATGATTTCAACCCCAGGAGGATAGTCCTCCCAGAGTTTGATTTGCTCTTTTAAAAGTTCGGGTTCGTTGTAGTAGGTATAAGCGATAGTCAACCGAGGCGGCATCTTATCCTTATTTTCTACTATCCCGTTTTCCTCAAACCACTTCTTCCGTGAAATCATATTGTTGTACGTCCTCAGCAGGGAAATCAATTGTTCCCCCATTTTCTAATTGGAAGTTCTCGCTATGTGTCAAAGAGTTTAGATCATACAATTCAAATCCTGTATAAGTTTCAACGACTCCTTGATTGATCCTTCCTTCTAGGACGTGCATAAATTTATTTACGGCTTCACCAATATCCTTGAATGTGGGTTCTTCTTCAAATCGATGGATTACATATTCATTGCCACCTACTGCTCGCCACATAGGGACTTCAGCATTGCCAATGTTATTCCACAGCTTAGTGCAAGCTACTAATTTTAGCATTATAAAACTCCGGGTTCTTTTTAATTTCTTTCAAATCTGCGTTATATTTAGTTGCCAAAGCCTTAGCTGTTTCAACCCAAAACTTCTTAAAGCTCGGATCGTTTGCTCGGTTTGCCGCTTGAATACAATTTGCAATTTTGCGTTCTACTTTTTCTTTTGTCATAATTTAAGCCTCTGTTACTCGTTTTCTCAATGATGTGCTACTAAAAGAATGTCGTCTACCATTATATACAACATCAGGAGTTAACCCTTTGCCTGTGTAGTCTACATTCTCATACTCTTCACCTATTATACGCACTTTAATAGGCAATGTCAAGAGCAAGTCAACCAAATCGGCTTCTGTGTTATATATGACTATCTCGTCTACATATTTTACTGCCGCCAGTTGTATTTGTCTTTCAACGATTGTTTGTACAGGTTTGTTCTTTTCAGGTCGATCTAAAGTAGGATCATTCTGTAAGCCAACGATTAGGAAATCGCAATGGCGTTTGGCTTCTTCCAGCATAGTAATATGCCCAGCATGCAATAGATCGAACGTGCTACAGGTAAATCCTATAACCTTATCCTTCTTGAACTCCTCGCTATAATTAAGTTTCATCTTCATCCTCTGATATCATATCTTGGCTCCATGATTCTAGTGTCTCATCCAGCCACTCGTCCCAACCATCATCTTCCCAAACCTCGTATGAGTCGAAGGGTGTGCCAATATCCTCAGCACGTTTACGCATAAACCAGTCGCCTGACTCTTCCTCGTAATCTGATTCTCCATCTGAGAATGTCCAAACACCCAAGAAGTTATAAAACTCGTCGATGTATTTTGCGGACATTTTTATATCAGCATCTACTTCAGCCATTTTATTTGCTAACTTTTCTAGGAACACCGCGGGCGGTACCCATGCAGATTGAATCCAAGCCCAAGTGTCTTCTGAGTCCTGAATGTAAGCCCATTTAGGACCTACATTCTTCTCCATCCATTCTCGTGAACACCACTCGTCGTCCCAGTCTGGGAGAACCGAGCTGAATTCTAAACCTTCTTCTTTAAGGTCCTTGACACTTTGAAATGCTTCCTCAAAGATCTTGGTTGCTGATTTATTTGCCTGTACTAGCCAGACGTTGGTTTCTACATGGTTTGCCATTTCTATTGCTCCTATACAATTTTTAAGGTATCTAAATATTTACGCAATCCACCGGTATGGTCTCCACCATAAAGAACAACCTGTGGCGTAAAATTTATTTTCAACAAGTCCGGATGCTTTTCCATTGGCATAATTATCCGTCTTTTATTCATAAACAAGCCACCAGATTGTTTAGTATCTTTGGTAACGGTGTTTAGTCTAACATACTTGTCGGCGTATGTCAAGTTATTTTCGTTGAAAGAGAGAATATATCCTTGGTAATATCTTTGACAAAGATACCAGCCTTTCAAAGTCTGGTGCTGTAAGAATTTGTAATTCTCTCGATTCCTTTTACCCGGTGAGGTGTAACCTCTGTGTCCGAGTATCATATAGTCACTATCATGTAAACGGCAAGACCCCGCTCCACTAATTATTTTCCCATCTTCTATGGAGACAGAGTATTGGCCTTGGTTTTTCTCGTCATACAGTTCTTCAATGTATAATTTGTACAAGAATGTTTCAGGTTTGCTTTGCCAATCGTCGGTTGACATATTAGGAGTATCAACAAACGTATTGCACCATTCTTGAACAATAGGGTAGGGTGTTAAACTATCTATTTTTTCAAACGATCTGAACATCGCGTACCTTTCCAATATTTCTTTTTTGTATTAATTTTGTTGTATAGACGACCTGCTTAACATCTTGGAAGTAATTCCATAGAGTACCCTGGGTCATCTCATATTCGTACAGAACTTTGTCTGTCAAAAAGTATTTTACGTCACTGTTATACAAATCGCAGGCAGCTATAATATCATCACAGGCTTTTATATCCTCTAGGTATGAAAAGTTCGTAGCTGCGAACTGACTTAAAATTAAAAATCTATTGAATGGTATCACGCTATTAATGGCTTCTCTAAGCGCACCCATAGCTACAATGTTTCTTTTGGAAGGTTCGATTGCTCCGTATTCAAAGAACAATCCATCTTCAATAATGTTTTCCCAAGTATTGACATTCCCGTCATATACCATAGGATTATGCCTTTGTCCGAGTACATCTATCTCAGGATTTTCTTCGAGTAAACCCTTAATGTGTTCCAGAGCACCAGGAGCGAGATTGTCGTCTCCGTCGATAGGAACTAGATGTGTATGTGGGCTCATGGCAAATAAATCTATGACAGAGTTCTTACCTCTGCCAGGTAAGCCGTTGCTGGACGTAATGAAGAATTCAACATTATGTTTCTCAGCAACGGCTCTAGCGATTGGGATATAATCTTCATCAAGTGTATTGCACACAACGAAGGCGTCAAAGTATTCCTGCTTTGGTCCCAAACTTTCAATGCAACGTTCTAAACGTTCGGCATCTCGGTTTGTTAATATCCCAACGAAAAGTTTCATACAGTATCTAATGCTTCCAGTAGATCCCTGTAATGAGCTACTTTTCCTAGCTCTTCTTCAATTGCTTCTGCCCAGCCAGTATGTTCTGGGATTGAAGTCTTACTGTCCATCATTACACGGACGTTCAGGGCATGACGATCCCTCGCCGCAATAAAATAATTTCTTAAGATGTCTTCCATAATCTCTTCCTGTTAAAGTGGTGCCGGCACCATGAATCGAACACGGGACCTGAGGTTTACAAAACCCCTGCTCTACCTGCTGAGCTATACCGGCGGTACTTTATATATAAAATCTGTGAGCAGTTTTTTAGGGCCATGCTCAGGGCACCACATAACGAAAAGCGCGTCTTATTTAAAGATTGTTGCGCCTGCTGCTGTATATGCTGCAGCGATCATTGCTCGGCTTGGGGTACCGAGGCGGTAGACAGTTTTACCTGTCTTTGTGACATTCGTGTATACAGGGAAACCTGCTTCACGAAGTTCTGCCACACGGGCTCCGACTGATTTGATGCCAAACATTTTAACTGCTTGTGCTTCAGACAGAGATTGTCCGCTAGTTAGAAAGTTAAGAACTTTCTTAGTTTGAGTTGTGTTAACTGACTTAGTCATAATATATTATTCTCCAATATTTGATTTAACAACGGTTACACTTTCAGCACCCTCAACCTTCGGAGCGGTATTAACCACCCGTTGGGTTTTAGGTACATTCCTAAACACGACTTTCAAAAGAGCATCTTTTGTTTCTGCATCCGGAATATTGCTATTCTGGAGTACATACTGAGCTGCTTCCTTTTTAGTCATGGCTGACGGTAACTCCACAAAATAATGTGATGAGTTATCCTTCAACTTCTTGATGCGAGATACCATATCGTTACCGAACCGGGCTTTACAAGTCCCGTTCGACATTACGCTGTATCCTGCAAATTTAAATGTTTGGTTTGACATAATTTTTCCTCTTTCTCAATTTAATGTAACTATTATACTACCGTTCGTTTCTAAAGTCAAGCACTTTCTGACCAAAACGTGAAATCTTTTTAGGCGACTGCCGCTTCTTTACAGGCGAACCAGTCGCTTAGGAAGTCTTGACTCCATCCGCGATGTCCATCTTCCATAAGATACATACACTTATAGTCGATTCGCTCCTGGCTAGGGCCCATTAGGAAGCTCTCGGTTTTTTCTACGATCTCTCGTCTCATATAACCGAATTCGTCATTCTTTTGAATGCGAGTACCACGGAACCTCTTAATCAGGGCGTCGTACTCGATAAAGGTAGGTGTCTCCCACTCTTCGATATGATCCTCGAGTTTGAAGTCAATATCGTCGATGAGATCGGAGTGAATAATGATCTCTTCCCAAGATTCGTTGCGAACCTCGATTAGTGATTCTAGCTTAGCCCAGAAGTCCTTACAGCCCGACTGCTCTACAGTCACGCCTTCCATAATGAAGGTATCGCCGCCCTTGAACTTCCAATACTGCGGACACTCGCCCTTGCCGTCCCAATCATGGGCGCCATAGTTCTCACGGGTTTGTGTCTGTATTACGATTTTCATGCTCTAAACTCCAATTTCTTCAGTTTATACAAGTATTATACAGGGTATTTTACCAAATGTCAAGCATTATTTTGACTTTTTTTCACTTTTTTAGAAGTTTTTGGGTACATCTTCGGGTTTGAGTACGTTATACGGGACTAGATTAGGGGATTTGGCGCCATCTCGCCAGAAATTTCCGTTCGTATGTAGGTCCATATCACTGATATAGTCCTTTTCATTCAATGAGTTACAGTAAGCACTAAAGTCCACAAACCAATCGTCATATTTATCCTTATAGGCCTGATAATCCACTCTATTTTGCGCTATAAGGGTACGTTTATTGCGTAACTGTATAGCATTACACTCTTCGACAACCTGGTTATAGGAGCTCTCAGGGAGGGCACAGATACGCTCTACTTCAGCCACGATAGCGTCTAATCGCTCTGCGGGGTCGTATATTGTGTCATATGTTTCGTCTATCCAAGGTGAGAATGATTCGTATCCGCATAGTTTTAGCTCTTCTAGAAACCCTGGGGTAGTATGTACTAGGTGAGGAGTCTCTGCCATAATAGCTTTGTAGAACTTCTCCGTAGCGAATGAGGGTGAGAACTCGTGTACCTTGAGCTTACCCTCATTGTGCAAGATCTGGGCGTGATTGTAGTTCTTGTAGGGTAGGTAGTGTGACTCTACGACAATGTGGAAGTCTGCTGAGGCAATTGCTCTAGGGACTATTGGCCCAAACTTACTAAGTCTGCCTGTTTTAAAGTGGCTGGTCTCGTTGATCTCATAGGGGATACCAGTGATCCAACTCTCACAAGCAGGCTTGCCATATCCCATTTCCCTAGCCATGTCCAGAAGAGTTTGAATGGGATACCTAAAGTAATTTCCATCAAAGCCATTTTCATATGGGTTTAGATTGTGAAACGAGTATGAGAAGTGTTTGAGTAGATCCTTATCTACGAGTTTTAGGTATAGCTCGAACCTGTCCTCGTTAAAGTTTCTGCTAAGTATATTGAATTTAGTTCGTTCTGTTAATTCAGAGGTATCAACATTCTTACATCTAACCTGCAAAGGACTATATAGAATAAATTCAATGTCTGGCATATCAGAAAATATTCTTTGACAGAACTTTCTGAACATCTGATCTTTAACCACGAATACTATCTTGTTACCAGGTATCTGCCACTCTTTTATCCTGCGTCTAAAGTCTCGAACAACTGGTAGATTAAAATAGTCATCGCAGAAATTAATTAACAGTCTTACATTAGGTTTGTTTTTTAAATGGATTAGATGCGGGTCATCCAAATTATTGAAAAGATCTACGAAAGGATAAGACCTCATTGCTTGATCTAATCTGTCAAACAATAGAACAGCGTTGTCGTCTTCTAATGCCTTGTTCCAAGGTAGAACAGGACCGTAAAGATAGATATCCTCTTTTTTAATCCTGTGGTAAAAATTTGTTGGCATAACCTACTTCCTGGTTGGGATATCGAATGGTTCGTTAGATTCTTTGTCGTACCAATATAAACTCCTATGAGGTCTATCCTCTGTTTTATAATCGGCATCACTATAGTAATAGAATAATCTAAATGTTGTCCTATGTACACCTGCAGGACATTTCAGTGGCTCTGGATATCCGTGGAATCCTCGGTTACTGTAATTCCATATTACTGCGCTATTAAATAGGCAAGGAAATTCTTTTACTTTATTTTCTTTTTGATTGTCCCAGAACTCTAATGCTCCGCCCCATTCAGGATCCCAATCGGGTGTGAGGTAAACAATTAATGACTGAGCTCTGTGTAATTTGAATTGGTCGTTCCAGTTAAAATCAGAATGTACTTGCAAGGAATCATTGGTCCAACTTTTAGAATACCCACCACCTACAATAAACGGATCGCCTATAGATCCTTCAGTTCCGGTTATTCTATTTAACCAGTCTATACCTAATGAACTGTGCATAGCGTTTACAAATTCTGTTGCAACAGGTAAGTGTTCTAACTTATTACACTCTTGCATATGACTTCCCTTGCGATCAAAGGTAGTCCACAGGTGTTCGGGCGTGTTTTTTGCCTCGGCAAACATTTTCCTTGCGATCATATCTGGAAGGAAATCGTTTAAGTAGACGTGAGGTACTGGAACTTCTGTTTGGTAATTGCTTTTGTATTGCTCAGGCGAGAACTTCTCTCTGATATAACGTATGCTTTCCAATTACTTCTTCCCAAGTGCCTGCGCCCCAAAGAATGCGGCTACAATACCTGCGACTGCTACAAAATATGTAGCTGCCATGTCGCCTAAGATTTGACTTGCTGAGTCTAGGCCTATGAGGACTGCGAGAACAACAGCAAAAGGATAAAGCAACATACCACCTAGTGCGAACCACGCCATTTTACGTTGGGCATCTCGCATCGCATCTTCATCTTCTAGGCGCTTACGTTTAAACTCCATATACATTTCATGCTCTGCTCTACTGACTTTTCCGTCACCATTGCTATCTGCTTCATGGAAAGCGGTTTTATTTTCTTCAGACATTATGCCTCCTATTTTGCATACTTGCTAATATGTGATATTAACTCCTCTTTATTTATATCACCTACAATGTCTGCAAAAGGAATATATCCGATAGCTAACCTAGGGTCGTGAAATTGGTAAGGCATTTTGTCTGCCATTCGATGCCATGCTGGCTTAGCTACTCTCTGTAGCCAATCCTTTTCCATATCTTTTGTAATGGGATCTCCCATGTGCATAAAGAATGTAGCCCTTGCCCATATTTGTGGTTGAATCTGAGAACGTTTTATATTCCAGTCTTTTGTATTTACAATCTCTGCAAAGTGTTTACCTACATGAGCATAGGCAAGATATAGTGTTCCTAACTTTCTTTGAACTGTAAACTTTGGAAATGCTTCGGTTGGAATTCTATATGTTTTTTCTCCGTCGGTGTATCCCCATCTAGGAGGGGCACCAGTCTCTAATAATTCTATCTGATGAATGAGGTTGTTGATGTCGTCCCAAATTAATTTATCTTCACGATTGGCAGTGTTTACTTGTATAGCAAATTGATTGTGCAAGCCATTGAAATCAAAGTCTTCTCGATTGCCAAAGTTTCTTTGTAAATTAAAATGTGCTGCCTTATCCCACAAATCGTTTAGAAGTTTTTCTCTATCTTGTTCTAACCAAAAATATTCCCTAGAATATCTAACTTCTTGTTCTAAGAACCGTGCGTGATTTTGTGAGAATTTGTCTGCGTGTACAGCAAAGTCTAAATCGTTAAAACTTAATATCATCATATCCACCCTTTTGCAATTTAAATGAGGCACCATACTGTGGAGTCTGTTCAGCACCCGAGTCTTGTAAGTCGGCTTGTGGATTTTCTAAATCAAACAATTTCATTCTCGCTCTATCTACACCAACCATAAATCTTTTGTTCTTAGTAGGATCAGCATAACGATTCTTCAACTGTTTAACCATCAATTGTCCTAACTGTTCTATCTCTTCTGTACTTATAAGAGCAAACATCAAGTCTGCTGTAGCAGGCAAACCAAATGATTCTGAGGTATCCGTCAATTCAACGTCACTGTTTCCATAACCACCTCGAGTTGTCTGTGTCGCTGACATAATAGGAAGATCAAACTCTACTGCCAAGCCACGTAGCTCTTCTGCAATACTCTTAATAATTGTATAGCTGTTCGCGGCATTGCCAGGACGGAATCGAGAACTACCACAAATGTTTAGATAGTCAATAAAGATAATGTCAGGAGCAAAGTTACGCTTGAGTCTAAGTTCATTCAACAATGCTTTAAAATGTCCGGCGTGTGCCGATGCTGTAGGATATTCTTTAACAATTAACTTACCATTAATTTTTTTATTAATTTTAGAAATCCTATCGTCGAACATACTCTTAGGCATATCCTTCAAATCCTGAATAGGAATGTTCATTAAGTTCGCATCAATACGTTCTGCAATTCTTTCCTCGGACATTTCAAGTGTAATGTACAAAACATTTTTGCCTGTGCTAATAGCGCCTGCTGCCATATGACACATAAACAAAGACTTACCTACACCTGTACCTGCAAGTGCTATGTTCAATGTTTTATTTGCTAGTCCGCCTTCAGTAATCTTGTTAAACATCTCCAAGTCAAAGGGCATCTTCTCTTCTAGTCTGTGATAAAATTCAAAACGCTGATCTGCGTTCTCAATATAATCGTGTCCTACGTTATTGTCGAACCCAACTGCAAGAGCGTCTGACAATATACTAGGTAATGCATCTGTACTGTACTGCTGATTCTTACCATCAATAATCTGAATCGAATCCATAATAGCATTGTAGAGTGCCTTGTCCTTACAGAATTTTTCTGTTTCTTCAACCAACCATTTAGTATCTAGTTCTTTATCTTCTACATTGTTGAGGAACTCATTTATCTCTTTGTCCTCAATCTCAGACACACGTCTATCATCTTGACAGGCAATAACGATTGCCTCTTTACTAGGGCAAGCATTATACTTCTCAGCATACTCCCAAATTTTAAGATAGATTGTACGTTCTGCAGAGTCGTTGAAATATTCACTTTTCAAAAAAGGAATAACTTTCCTAAGATATTCCTCATCATAAAATAATTTTGTAAGTATAATTCTTTCGACTCTATTTTCCATCAGCTAAGTTCCAAGTTGTAAACGAATAAACCGTCTCGGTTAAAGTAGTTATCCATTGTGAATAAAATAGCATTATATATTACTTCAGGATCAAATGCAACATCTTTTAGTCCTGTTTGGTTAAGTGTTCTACCGGCTTTAATAGGACCAAACTTAATATTGCATATTTGTTTATCTAGGCAAAAATTGTTAACGTTGCCTTTAGTTCTTCGGTATTCTCTTTCATCGTCGTCTAAGAATATATTTTTAGTTGCTAACAACTCGTCAGAATATTGATCGATTGTTCCACCTATGTTAATTAACATTACCCTGTCATTACCTGTAGGCCACATCTTAAGAGTATGCCAGTCTGAATAATGGTTGCCATACAAGTCCATTAACATATGCATCTGGGCATCGTCCCATGCCGAAAAGTTATAAGCGTTGTTAATTATAACATCACACTCTTTAGACTTTTCTACAATAGACTGCCTGTCTTCTGCATTTGAAATATCGTATCCTAGACTTTTAGAGAATCCAATAACATCGTTACCTAACTCCTGTAAGTTTTCAAATACAAGTTTACCAAGTCCTTGTGTATGTCCAATGACTGCTATCTTTTTACCCGTGATCATATATAATCTCCTTAATTTTTATTTCGTTGGGTCTCATCTGACGATGAGGAACATCAACTCCTGTATTAAATCCTAAGCAGACTCGGCATGCTTGGATATTTGTTTCCGACTCCATCATATTTTTAATCAATTCACCTGTGTTTTCTTGGTGAAGTGGAATTGCATCTTTGCTAAAATCAAAGGGAGGTTCTATTCCGCTCTGTTCATATAACTTTGCCTTAACATAAGTCATTGGACATCTGTAAAAGTGTCCGCCGTATATTGCAACTGCGCTATCCTTCAACCAACATTTTTTCCAAATGTCTAAGGCTTCTTCTTCTGTATTTAATGTGTCTTTATGGTGCATCACTTTGAAATGCCCATTTACAATGTTAACCTCAGCACCCTTTGCTACAATATCTCTTTGGTATCCTACTAGGGTTTTAACAACTTCCATGTCTGTTAAAACTCTAAGATGTAGTTTAGGATATATTTTTTGATACCCTTCAATCTTTTTAATTATTTTATCATAGTTTATATTTGTATCTCGGTATATGCTGAGATTAATTGCATCTAAATTTTTCCAAAATTCTTCAGGCTGAGACAACAGGTTTATACCATTAGTAATGATACAGTTCATTTTAGCCAGGCCAATCTCTTTAGGGTATTTTAAAAACTCGACAATCTCTGGGTGTAGTGTACACTCGCCACCGGTGAACCTGGCTATGTCTAGTTCATAATACTTATTTAGAGCATCGCAATCCTTTTTAAATTGCTCTAAAGATTCAAACTCTGGTTTTAGATATGGACTTGCCATAGAACAATTAAGGCACTTCAGGTTGCAATGCAACACTGGGTACATTTCAATATAGTTCTTTTTATACTTCACTAACGCTCCATAACAGAATTCAGTAATCTATCAAACTGCTTTGATGGGTCGCCACCATATGAAGTTTCATTATTAAAAACAGGATAATTGTATGGACCATATTTTTCATATGTTAATGAGACACTTGGCGCCGCGGCATTAATTGCCATTGAGGCCCTATGTTCTGAGTCACCATATTCCACACCGTCTACTGTAAGCCAAAAATCGGAGTAATAGTTTACTCTATTTTTAGCGTAGGACATAATTGTTCCTGTATTATTTGATGCCTCGTAACCTGCCCCGACTTTAAAAGTGGGCTCTTCGTCTATAGTATGAGCCAATCCTAATTGATGTCCAATCTCATGTGCAAAGATATATTCAGTAGAAGTTTCTTGTTCAGGATCTATGGTTGCAATGTCATTCTTGCTATAACAAGCAGTCATGCCCGCCGTCATACCTTCTCCTATCCATCGCCAACCTGCACCGCATACTTCCCAGTCTTGTTTATTATCCAACATAACATGAACCATGTCTGCTTCGTATTTGTCTACAAGCCAAGCCTTTTCATAAAAGGGTGAGTATTGATACCAGTCTTTTAAATCATAAGCAAGTGTGATGTTACCCAAGTTGTCATATGTATTTTCAATATCAACAGGCTCTACGAATGCGGCTTCCATGTGAATTTGGACTCCGTTAATTTTGAAGATTTTATTCAACTGCCTAATATAACCAAACACTCTACGCCTGTCCATACGTTCATCTACAAACACACCTAATCGTATTGTGTTGACTCCTGGGCGATACACCATATCAATGTTAGCGAGATTTGATTCTACTCCATGACACGTTTCATAGTTTACTACATTACATTCAATGTAGTCTGCTTCTACATAGTCCATATAATATCCTTAACGAACGTCTTCTGCTATAAATTCTTCACGAACTACTTCCACACAAACTTCACAAAGATATAACTCTTCGACGTCTGTGTGAAAGCATAATGCTCGATCTCCTTCCCAAATAGGAACTGAACAGCGATCGCAGGAGCCTTTAGACTTCTTCGTAGATTTGTTCAATATCTTCTGCAGAAATTTCATCTTGCATTATACCTGCTTCGCTTGAAATAATATACCTGTTTTCAATCCACTTAATAAAAGTAGGATCTGATAATACTGGCAACCAGAACTCTTTAGTGTAAGTATCTTTAGATCTATATTTGCCTTCGATAACTTCACCTGTAGTCTTATCCACTTTCTGATACCAGCCGTTGCTAGGCTTGATAACGTGTCCTGATTCTATTGCCATGTCAATTAGGCCTGACCACTTGCTAATACCACCTTCAAAGGATACTTCAACAGGGATCTTAGACTTCTCTCTAACAAACCTAGACTTCTCGACATTAATTACAAAGTCATAACCTGATACATCTGTTCCTGTTTTCTGCTGACGTCTGCCAATGATAAAGATATTGTCTGCGGAGTAATACACACCTGTTCCACCTGATACGATGTCTTTAGGGAACAAACCAATCTCTTTATAAGTGTGGTTAATAACTACTGCTGGAATATCTTTAATTGTAAAGTGAGGAGTAACCATACGGAACAAGGACTTCATTTGTTTTGCCCTTGTCATATCAGCTACACTCTTTCCATCTAGTGCGTCATCCACTTCTTTCTTTGACGCTAAGTTACCAATGGAATCTACAATAATCATAACATGATCGCCACGTTCAATACCATTCAACTGTTGCATAAAGTCATGCTTCAATTGTTCAACATCAGTAATAGGAGTATGAACTACTCTGTCTGTATCAATACCAAATGTTTCAAAGTATGCCTGAGGTGCACCAAATTCTGAATCGTAAAAAAGAATAATGCCATCATCATATTTGTTTAGATAGGACTTAGCCAACAACATAGCAAACGCTGTTTTAAAGTGTTTACTAGGGCCTGCGAATACTGTTAGTCCGGGAGTTAATCCACCGTCTAACCTACCGCTTAGTGCCACGTTTAACGCAGGCACCGAAGTCTGAATTAAATCCTTTTTGCCAAAGAATTTAGAGTTTGTTAACTGCGACGTTTCCTTAATCGTCGAGTTTTTTTGTAGCTTTTCTAGTAAGCTCATAGTTACACCTCCTAATAGTGTTTTGTTCAAGTGCAGTTTCTAATATATTATATGTATTGTAACACATACTTGCCATGTGTGTCAAGTCCTTAGGGAAACAAGTTCCCCCAAAACCAGGCATTCCATCAGGACCAGGTGCCTGCCAATGAGTACCACCCGTCCAAGGATCAAGTTGTAATAGTGTTCCTATTTCTTTGTAGTCAATTTCCATGCGATCACACATTTCTTTGTATTCATTCGCAAGTGCTACCCTCATTGCTAGTGCTGAGTTTCTTGCTAACTTAAAAAAGCTAGCCTCCTTCGGTGTCAACATTGTTACAATTTTTAGCAAGTCAAACATTGAAACAAACTCGTACATTTTGTTCACATTATATGAACCACCAACACAACCAATAATAAAGGGCAACGTAGAATCATCTACATCTTCTTTCCAGGATCGTTCACGTAGAAACTCTGGCATGATGATTGCATCTTTAAACAAATCAACTTGATCGGGTCCTATAGTAGAGCGAATGATAATATCACCTGTGTTCTTTTCTTTATATTCATTGAACACCTGTTGTAATAGTGAAATGTCTAATTCTCTGCCTTTATTTGGTGTAGGTACACAAAGGAAAGTATAATCAAAATCCGTTTCCTCACATAGCATACCTAAGGCAGGATCTTGAATGAAAATATTTTCTTTACCTACAACCCTTTGTAGCAAGTACTCTGTTGCCTTTCCTACAAAACCATAACCTACAATTAAAAATCTCATGCGAATAAATCCTCCAATGATGCTTGTTCTTCTGTGTTCCAGCCCAATGACTTTACAATTGTGTCCATTGGCTCTAGGAATGCTTTGGAGAACATCAAGTCATAATCAACATACTTGTGAACGTCAAACTCTGGAGGCAATTTTGTTACAAATGCTATGGTGTTTTCTCTAATGGTATTCGGTTCCTTTAGATATATAAATTTAATCTTGTCCCCTTCTTGTACCTCCTCATATTTAGAAGTTACATTTTTCTGAGCAAGATGATAATTATATAGTAGAGCACCTCGAACGTGCATCGGTGTGCCCTTAGAATAAATATCAGATACGCTACGATACTTTGCTAAGTTGTTACACCCACGTGGAAATGCTATCTCCTCGGGAGTTAAAGTATTAAAATGTTTCTTAGCGTTCTCAATAAAACTCTGTACTGTCTTTTCGTCTGAGTTCAAGCACAACCTAACTGCCTCTTTCAAACTATCTCGAACAGGAGCAGGAGTGGATGAGCGAACAATCTCAAGTCCCATAACCTTCAAGTCGGGTGGGTCATACCTAACACCCTCGTTGTCGTAAACATTCATAGCGTATCGCTTCTTCGCAATCCAAACACACTTGTCTGCAATTGCCTCACGTTTAAAGAATATCTTTTGTTCGAAGGCATTTGTATACTTAGCAAGTTTATCCATTGCCCTAGCGATACAAGGTTCAATCTGATCTGTACCAACTTTATCTAGAATGTCTACAATTTTATCTTTAGGCTTATCTGCATAATACATCTCAACCAATTTGTTTAGAGTAATGTAACAGGAGTCTGTATCAGAATAAAAACTGTATGTCACTTCGCCATTAGTACCACACACCTTGTTCAAGAACACGTCTAGTGCCTTAGCAGTATCCTGAATAATGTATTGTCCGGATAATGTAATACCTTCTGCAATCCTATCATCATAGTATCTAAAGTATTCGTTAGCCATGGCACCATAAAGACTGTTTAACTGAATCTTTCTAGCCATCTGAAAATTATTGTATTTAGCAATCTCTGCTTTGTAAACATCTGCACCTGTGTCTTGATACTTCTGTTTTGCCTGAAGCATAAGTTTTTTATACTTTTGCCTATCATCAAAAAACTTCTGTACAATCTCAGGAAAGTATCCTTTTTTGTCTCGGGTAAAACAATACCCATTAGAAGCCATTGCGTAGTTTTTATCTTTGAGTTTGTCTAAGTCATATCCTTTAGTTAACAAGTCCTTAACCTGTACGTCAAATGTATAACCATCTACGATTGTCTCAGGAGACATATTGTACTGCATAATAATCGAAGGGTACAGTGACGTCGCATCAAAAGAGGCAACCCATTCATAAGAACCAGGAACAGGCTCTTGTACATAAGCACCAGCAATGTTCCTTGCTGGACGTTTGCCTCGAGAATTAATTACAACATTCTGATCGTGTAGGTGATTGTACAATAAACAGTCCCACAATTTTACAGGAGAGAATACGTCTTGGTAATTACACTTGGCATCGTATGCCATTGTCATACAAAGTTCAATCAACTTCATCTTGTTTTCTAATTCGTCTACAAGAACAGTATCAATAATATTATATTCAACAAATAAGTTCCAGTCATTCTCATAGAACTGTTGGAATGTATCGTGTGGATTTTCTAGTTTCTTATGGCCTAGTTCTGTTTCTGCAATGAAGTCTAGTTTGTAGGATTCCCTAGTAACGTAAGTGAACTTCCTGTACAAGTCTAAGTAGTCTAATTGAGCCACACCTGTAATATCATATTTAGGAATCTCACGTCCAAAGGAATTAATAGTTTTCTTAGCAACTAACTGAAAGGGACTAAATGCTTTCTTCTGTTCGTCGCCTAGTGTACGTTCAACCCTAGCAACAAGATAAGGAATATCGAACATCTCACTATTCCAACCTGTAATTACATCAGGGCAATTAACTTGCCACCAATTTAAGAAGTTGTTAAGTAAGGCGCGTTCATCAGAACAGTTCACGTAATCAACATTTAGATGTTCTGTATGCTCTGTAGGAGTATAGGAACCTGTGCCAAATGTTGTTATTGCTTTTGTTCTAGCATTTTGTAAGGTGATTAGAAGGACACGTTCAATAGGATTGTTTACATCTGGAAACCCATTCTCAGAAGTTGTCTCAATATCTATAGAATATATTTCAACATTTTCTAAATCCCATTCTACTGTGCCGGGATATTTTTCTGTGAGGTATTGATAACCCCACTGATCTTGTCCGAAGATAGGAAAGTTTGCTACGTCTTTGTAGCGATTAACAAACTCTGTTGCTTCCTTATTTGTCTCGAACTTAATAGGAGAAACTGCTTCTCCAAACATACTTTTATATTCACTGGGCTTGTCAGACTTGACAAACATCGTAGGCTTAAAGTCGTGCCTTGCTGTAAAGCGTTGTCCATTTTTAACACCTCGGACAAGGATTTTGTTGCCGTAGTGCTTGGCATAAGTGTAAAAGTTCATAGAGACTCCCATTCAAGTTAAACATATTATATTATAAGACTATGGAAAAGTCAAGAACTATTTTGCCAAAAACTCCTTAACAAGAGCCCTATTGGCTATATGTTTTTCGGCAATTAGTTCTTTAGATTGCCCTGTGTATTGGACGGCATGATGATCTCTAACAAGCATAGCGTTTAGACTGTTTTGTCTATCTTCAACCCCATCATATATGATGAAGTCCCCGAGAACTCTACCAAATTTCCCTGACTTGTCTTTATGGGTTCGTAGTATAGCACCATTGGACAGTGCTGCCTCGACATACTCCTTTGCCAATATTCCGTACTTTTTTTCAACGAGATCACGGGTTCTACTTTCCGGGGTGTCGACGCCGTATAGCCTAACCCTTTCATTACGGATCCATATACCGAATCCCAAGTCGATATCCACATCTACGGTGTCTCCATCTACTACTCTTCGGATGTCACAGTTATATTCGTACATGACTACCCCTTGAGTATTTTTTGTTCTTTAGTAATAATGCCTGCGTGTTTAGGCATATTGTGAATTCTTCGATATTCAGCCTCGAGCTCGTCTTCAGGATCATATACTGAGACAATATGAGAAGGCATCACGGGAACCTGCTTGTCTTTAGCGAAGGGTGCGTAAGGAGCTAGTCCAATACCAAATTCGTCAGGGTTATTTTCTTTTGGCATCATCATAATGAGAGCCGGTTTGTTCATTGTAATTAGCTTACTGCCATTGTATTCAACTTCACTGACATCACTAATAACATCTTCGCCTGAACTTAGCTTAATGATTTGTATATTAGACATAATTTATTCCTTAATAATATATAGTGGTTGAGGGGGGAGACCCCCCTCAACCGTTTTGTTACGAGTTATTTAATTTTAATTTCCTGAGGTTTTTTCTCATCAGGAATAACTCTTTGTAGTTCAATCACCAACATCCCATTAGTAAACTCGCCACCTACTACCTTAACTTCTTCTGCCAAGGCAAAAGTTCTTGTAAAGTTTCTCGCACCAATGCCCTTGTGATAGTATTCTTTCTCATCAGGACCTCTGTCCTGAACACCTTGGATAACTAGTTTGTTACCTTTAGGAACAAGATTGACATTAAATTCTTCTTTACGGAAACCCGCTGCTGCGATTTCAATTGAGAACTTGTCTTCTTCTGGGTGGTTAATAATGTTATAGGGAGGATAGTTATTAGCAATCTCTGAAACGTTCTTCAGGTTTTCTAATACTCCATCGAACCCTATTGTAAATGGACTAATTCTATTAAAAATCTCGTCCACGTGTGATGTGTTGAATCTATAATCTGCTACCATATTTTTCTCCTTAAATTAAGCAAGTTAAAATTCGGATACCCTTACGGCGTACCCGTTACTATTTATACAGTTTCTTCCTCTGCCTCAGATTTTTCTGCAGGTTTTGGATAAGTTGTATCTCGGTACCACACATTAGCCGCCCACTTCTCTCCCATGCCTACAGGCTCTCCGCCATGTAATGCTAATGGATGCTGAATTTTTGTGCCTGGGAATACTGTGCTGAAAATAACTAGCCTACCTTTCATAGCATCTACTCTTTTATGTAGTGCAGGAAAAGATGTGCCACCACCAGATATGGGTGTGTTCAAATATAACAGAGCAGTCATAACTCTTTGTGAGCCCTGTTTCTCTACTTCCTCTGGTTGGAATGTATCGTGGTGTGGTTTATATTCTTGAGTAGCGCCATAGTTAATAACCTGTATGGCTTCTGCTTGAGATGTGCTAATGAGTAGCTTACTTTCAAGTCTTTTGTATACGTTATCTACAAAATCACTAGAGCGCCGATGCAACCAAGCATTAGAGCTAGTTCGGTGTTCTGAAACGTGGGAATTACCAGACGATCCTACTTTGGATCTATCTAAACTATCTTTGGATAACTCTATAATCTTATCGCATTCATAATTAGATAAAAAGTCATCCTCATAATATAAAAGAGGATTCAAATTCAATAGCATAATTTTTAGTTATCGTTTTTTCCCAATGTTGTATTTAGGAACTAAGTTCCAGTCGTTCTTTTCTTTAAAAGATATAATCTTAATCTGCGACAGAGGTGCAAGATCTTCTTCTGTAAGTGGCTGAATGATTGTTACCAATCCCCAATCTGATAGAAGTTTTGTAATGCTGTTTCGTCTCTGTAGATCGTTCTCTGTTAAGTCCGCTTCTTTTCCGTCTAGTGCAAAAAGCTCTTTGAAGTGGGTAATAAAGTATCTACCTTGCTTATGTAAAATATGGCAAGACTGATATAAAATATTTTCTTTACGAGAAGCAACGCCGATTCGTGAAAGTGTCTCACGAACTTTTAGAAAATCGTCTGGTTGACTTAGAAGGATTTCCATAGGTTTATATCCTGGGAAATCAATGTCAAAAAAATTGTCGTCGTTCATTTCGCATTTGCCTGTAATAATGTATCCATAACATATTGTGGATAAACTTATTTATACTTTCCCACCTTTAGACGCTATGTTGTATTCTTTGATACTTTCTATGTCTTCAGGAGATAAGATGCGAAGTGCTTCTTTTGCTTTGTTGTAACTATATTTAAAAAAGGTTTGGATTGCCTGCAGGTTTTCTTCTTCTGCTTTAATCCATTTGTTGTATCTCTTAGATTTGCGGATAACTCCCTTGAGGAATTCATACTGCATTTTATTATCTGTATGAGGACGACAATTCATTTCGTTAGCGGCGATTGCTGTATCAGCACCAAAGCCTAGCGACCTGTTAACGATAAATGCGTTGTACTGATTCTCGGACCAGTCATCTACAATTAAGTTGTCTTTGTTAAATGTAATACTGTTCGAAAAATCAAAAGGAGATATCTTTGTTAACTTCTCAACAAATTCATTCTCGTCAATTGATTCTACGGGCGGGCCTAGTTCTTCTAAAAAACTCATAATATAAATTTACCTTCAATTCCAAATGATCCTTGTGGATCTCTTTATAACAAATATGGCAATAATCTCTTGTTGCACCACTTCAAGGACTCTGTCGTCATCATAAGCGTGTGTCCAAGAATAAAGACCGTTTTTGTGTTCGAGGTCTTTAACCCACAATTCGTGAGTATAACCGTTCCTGTATACCAACCTTATCTTTTCTAATTCCTCGGTGTGAGGGAATTTAATTTTAAAATGAAGCATATAACCTCTCTGCTATTATTTATAAAATTATTTAAATTCAACATTAGCCATGATCTCTGTGAGACATGCTGTAAGGTTAATCTCCTGGTCAGCCACGAATGCTGCTTTGTATTGATAGTCTGCAATGAGCAAAACCATTTGAGGAACGGATTTAATCTCAGGAAGTAATGAGTCAAAGATGTAACGGAAAATTCCTTGTGGATCTGTGTCCACATTGTTAGCAACCCACTGTCGCATCTTCTTCCAATCTTTGCCACGTAAAGAGTTAATCAACTCCTTAGTGTTTACTTCTGCAATGTTGCTGAGGATACCTTCGTCGATTATACCTGCCACAGAGTATCGCTGTAGTTCATTAATAACACGGCGATAGTCTGGGAAGTATTTAATTAGAAGTTCTGCTAAGACGTTTTCCTTAAACTCTACACCCTCATTGTTTAGGATAACTTTCATACGATCCATGAACTTTGCTGCTAGCTTTGGTTTGTTACCATTGCCAGTTTTAAATTCAATAACCGTTGTCCTAGAATGTAAGGGAGAGATAATTCGGTTCTTGTAGTTACAAGTAAAAATGAACCTACAATTCTCAGAGAATGTTTCAATAAAAGCACGTAAGGCAGGCTGTACTGAATCTTTATTCAAGTAGTCTGCTTCGTCAAGTATTACTACCTTAGTCTTACCCTCGAAACTAACTGCACTCGCGAACTGTTTAATTTTAGTCCTAAGTGTATCAATCTGACGACCCTCGTCCGAACCATTAATAATAATGTAGTCCGCACCAAGTTCTTCACACAGGGCTCTAGCTACTGTAGTCTTACCTGTACCTGCTGTTCCGCATAGTAACAGGTTAGGAACTTCTCCTTGTTTTAAGAACTGCGAAAAAGTATTTTTTGTGTCCTCGGGGAGAACACATTCTTCAATTGTTCTCGGACGATACTTTTCCACCCATAAGAATTTTTCTTGCACATTTTCCATAACTCACCTTAACCATAATATAATAAATAATTTAAGAACCGAAACGTTCTTTAATATCGGCGCTGTCATCTAAGACTAGCTCGATATGTTTTCCCTCAGGCTCTACTGTGGCTTCGTCGTCGCCTGTAATAAAGTCATCGCCTCTGAGGAAGGCCAACACATTTTCAGGGGTAGAGATTTCATAAGGATCGTCGGCTGTATTGTGTCCGAATCCTTTCTCAATAAACCCTTGTTCAATCTCGCCATCGTTTACAACCATAGCGTATCTCCAAGAGCGTAGTCCAAATGTTACATGATCCTTTGCTACAGACATACCTAGACGATTAGTAAAAGCTACAGAACCATCTGGAATTGCCTTAACATTTTTAATGTCTAGACTTTCGAACCATGCGTTCATTACGAACGAATCATTTACAGATAAGCAATAAACTTCATCAATGCCATTCTCAATGAACTCGTTATAACGAATATCAAACCCTGGGAGTTGGAAGTTAGAACACGTAGGAGTAAAGGCACCAGGCAGTGCGAATAAAACTACTCGCTTGCCTGAAAATACATCTTCACTCCTCAGAGTTTGCCATTCATTGTCAACTCTAGTTTGCCATTCAACGGCAGGAACTGCGGAAGAGAAAAACATTATTCGTCACCTTCTTCAAATGGATCTAATTCACCTTTAAGGATTTTCCTCATCATAGATAATGCGGCACCGTCTCTGTTAAAAATGTATTCAACATTCTCGCCATTTTTATCTACTTCAAGAATCCACCCGTTTGAGGCCTGCCTCAAAACAAAAGTCATTTTGTCGTTTTCCATAATATACTCCTATATTAGATCTCTGAAGAACGTTCCAAAGCCAACCAGTATTTTAAATCGCTACTAGTGGATTGAAGGAACATGAATTTCTTCTGAGATAATGTTACTTTATAGGCTCCAGGGACAACTTTCAAGTTCTCAATCTGTAGTCTACAATCAAATTCGACACTAGCGTCTCCAATAACTTGCTTGAAGCTATTCGATTTAGGAGTGCTAGGGTCGCCTACAGTAAGTGTTACCTTACCATCGTTCGTTACAACCGAGAGCATAGGCGCTCCAGTAATTGCGGCTGCTTTCATAATCATACCCAAGTCATCTGCAGACAAGTCGAAACTGTAGAAGTCGTCTACTTCAATTTGTTTATCAGGGGCGGATACAATAATGTTAGGGTCTGCATAAAAGTATTCAAACTTTGAGCTACCCTTAGATACTGTAATGGATTCGTCTCCAAAAGATACTTCTTGATCTTCCATGAGAGTTAAGAGAGCCAACAATCCATTTAGATCATAGATTGCAAACTCTTTGTCAAAAGTTTCTGATACTTCTGCTCGAGCAAAGATGTTCTTTCCAGTACTGATAGTAGAAAGAACATTTCCTTGTCGAACTAAAATATTAGAATTGACGGTTGCGAAATTCTTGAGAATGTCAAGAGTTGATTTCGATATTTTCATAATATACTCCAATTGTTTTATGTCCGTGTATTATACGGACTTTCATGATAAATGTCAAGTACGAGTTGTACCGTTTTAGCTAGGGGTGTGTTCTACACCGTTCACAAAAATTTCAATGGTGACACCGTCAGATTCGCCACGCTGTTTAATATCTTGTAAAATATCTGTACCGCCATTTGCTTCAATAGCAGTCAGGTATGTTTGAAAAGTTTCTTGATTTTCTGCGGTGAGAACTGCTTCTGCAACGGTTCCATCTTCATTCACATTGTAAGTCAGATCAATTCCGTGCGTTGTCAATAGGGAGCGTCTTTCGATATCCCAATCCGCTTGTTCAGCCGTAGCGGTTGGAAAGTCAACCAATACATTAGGGCGGGTGTATTTGTAGGTTACTACATGAGCCATTTTTAATCTCCGATTAGGTTATAAATTACTTACCACTATTTATAAGATTTTTCTTATTGACATCATGGACATGGAGTGCAATTATACCGTAGTGGATAACCTTCATCAAGTCCTTTCGCCAATCTTCTTCGGTTCCTTTATTGCCGTACCGTTGGGCATACTTTAAGACATTTCCAATACAAAAACCCTCACCGTGTCCGCCATCAATGATGAACTCGGTTGCTTGATATTTGTTTTGTGAATAATGCTGACTATAAGTCGCATCAATATAGTCTTTGATTTCTTTAAGGGCTTCTCCCTCGTTATATTTATACTGCGGCTGCTTCATCTTTTAACCTCAAATAAGTCATTAATATGTATTGGTCCTCGTCCGCGGGGGCAATACTGTATTCATAAAGCCAAGCGTAAGGGAATACCGTTAGATACCCCTGTACCTGCTGTGTCTCTATTCCTGCGTGTTCAAATTTTATGTTACCACCTGAGACAGTGTTTAGATGATACATCATTGCTAAGCGTCTCTTAGGGGTTCCATAATTATCAAAGAATACTTTAGCACCCTCTCCCTTTGGTATTTTAGTTACCACCACGTGCTCAATCTCAGAACTTCTAAGCCTAAGAGAATTGACTACATACTGTGGTACTAGTGCCGAATAGGACCCAACAGAGGAGAGTATAGGGGCGCTAAGATTTGTCCTAAATTTACTATCCACATCTGAGAACAATAAGCACCCATTATGTGAATGATGATTTTGTGGATTCTCTTCCATTAACTTAATGGTCTCCCGGCACAAATCGTCCGGGAGACCTTCGTCAAAGTATTTGATGTAATTAGAAAGTAACATCTTCACCTGCATCAACTACTTCTTCCGTCGCTACTTCTTCAGTAACTTCGGGCTGTGCCGCAGGGTCGACCTTTGAGTACAAGTCAACAAACGCTGCCTTTGTATCTTCATCGAACCTGTTGACACATAATTGTACAGCCTTGAGCTTATCACCGAACATCGCGAATGCGTTAACAATGTGTTCAAGCCTACGCGTGCTAACCAACTCGTCAATGGCGCCTTCGAAGTAAGTCTTACGAATGACCTCGGACCATGTTACTAGGTGAGTAGCAAACTCTTCGTCTGTACAATTTGCTTTAGCCATTTTATTGAGAACAATCTTTTTCTCAGTGGCTGCTGTAGGGTATTCCTGCTCTACGGTGATTGCGAATCTCTCCAGGAACGCCTCGTCCAAAAGTTGGGCGCTGATGAACTTTCCGTCATCTGAGCCTTTGCCTTTTGTATTAGCCGTTGCCACAACCGTGAACCCGGGAGCAGGAATAACAGTCTCGCCGTTCTTCTTGTTAAAGTAAGATTTGCCTTCAAGTATGGCCTGGAGGCACATGAGCTTGTTGGATCCTCTGTCTACTTCATCAAGGATAAGTACCGCGCCACGTTTCATGGCGGTGAGGACCGGTCCTTCTCTATAAACGACGTTACCGTCAACTAGTGTATTTCCACCGATCAAATCGTCTTCGTCGGTTTCAATACTAATATTTACACGAATCGCCTCACGTTTTAGATTCGCACATACTTGTTCAACCATCGTAGTCTTACCATTACCTGATAATCCTGAGATGAATATTGGATAGAACATTGGAGACTGAAGAACTTTCTTCAAATCTCGATAGAAGCCAAAGGGCACAAACGTGCTGTCTTTGACTGGGATTAAATTTTCTATATCCACGTTTAACTTTGCCTGTGTTAGGACCTTGGCTTCAGGAGTCTCGACTACCATCACTGGAGTCTTTGGAACTACCTGCATCTGAGTCTTTTGGATTGGCGCCATGTTTCCTTGAAACATACTTGCCAAATTGTAAAGTCCTCGAGACACTTTCCAATCGTCTTTGTTAACAATCCAGGACGGAAAGGGTTGTCCTAGTTCTTCGGCAGTCTTTAGGATATCAATCCTTTTGAACTGTCCGTTTTGAGTATCCTTTTCTTTCAATGCCGATACCAACTGCTCTCGTTCTAATGTCATCATAATATAGTCCTCACTATTTTTAAGTTGTTTTTTCATTTTATACAAGTATTATACAGCCTATTTTTTCAAAAGTCAAGCAAAAAACGCACTTTTTTTCACTTTTTTTCAACTCTTTTGCCATATAATATCAATAACTTAGGCCCTTACCTAACATTCCACCCGTTTTATCTTCCGGATATTCCGTCGCAAACTCTAATTGCTCTACCAAACGTTCGTATACCTTAATCTCAGGACGCAAGTAACGGAACAAATCCATTCTATAATTAGGGTATTCTAGAGCCTCTTCAACTGCTGCTAGAACTTTAGGATCACTTTCGTTTCTTGTTTCAACTTGTGAATAACCCAGCTGGGTTAATAGTGTGTTCATTTGTTTTAAGTGAACTATCTTACAATTCTCAGGAACTACAAACCTATCTAGCCAGTTTGAGGTATGTACATCTCGCAATCCCCAATTATTAGAATTATTATGATTGACCTGGAACTTAATGTAATGATCCCAAAAGGAAGGGTCTCTTAAGATCGGCATTGAGACGAGATGGTTATGCAACTCTAGGTTACTGAACTTCTCTTTTTCCTGTGGGCCCAACATTAACCTCGAGACAGAGTATGTCCTATTTGATATCAAGCCACTGACATACCTTTCATAAGGGTGTCGGATAAGCATCCACTTCTGTTTCTTACCAGGCTCTAAATCTAAGTAAGAACCAGAGTTTATACCCTTGATATATCTTAAGGTTGATGTCCCTACTTTTGGAGCAGAGATTATGACATTATTTTTATCGTTAAAAATATCCAACGGTTTTGGAATCATGCTACCATATCCATAAACTTGCTTAGGAACACTCGCTTCTGAACCTTACCTGAGTTGAACTTCTTAAAGCCTCGGAGTAGGTCGCCCTTCTTGTTAGAGTTAACTTCTAGGACATCTTCATCAATACCTAACTTCTTACCGTTAACTAGGAAACGAGCATCGTAGCCTACCTGATCTTGAATCATCAAGACACCATCTCGTCTAAAGGTTTTCATGTATTGTCCATCTTCAAAGGAGCACCAGCTAAAACCGCTATTGTATTGTTGGGTTGATTCAAACTCGTAGGTTACATTTCGAGTTGAGCCACCTTCCATTAAGTAGTAATTGATCGCTGAGGATCCTGTAGTCAACTTGAACATTTCAACTAGGAGAAGAGTGTTATAATTTCTATCTCTGCCTCGAACGTTTTTGCCGCCACCAACAATCAATTGCTTGTGTCTGAATACGGTTTTCTCATCGTGTCGTAAACCTTTACTCCAAATACGCTCATCTTCAAACGTTGATTGCTCCCAATACTCCACGCTATCTGTGGCTCCACCATCAGTTAGGAACAGTGTATTCATTATCTCTACATTGTTAGCCTTGCGGAAGTCTTTCACAATCTGCATTGCCATTATCAAAGTATGGTTGAGATTAGTTCCACCTAGTTGATAGTTTCTGTTCTCAACCTGCCACCATTCGTTTTCATAACGGTTGTATGATGAACGTTGGTTAAAGTATTCTGCATAACATAACAAGTGCTTCATCGCAGATTCAGTCTGAGTCTTATTCCATGAACCTGAGAACAAATGACGGAGCATCATGTCTTCTTTTTGTAGGGCAAATTGTCCTGGAATCCTTTGAGTTTCTACGGCGCCATATTCGCTGCTAGTCGTAAACCCATAAACCTCAAACGGAATATTGACTTTCTTACAAAACAACACCTGAGTCAACAGCTGTTCAATTGTGCCTGCCATGTTACCAGACATACTGCCTGACATATCAATAAACATACACATACCGTGGTTTTTACCGTTGGGCACAACCGTTGTCTGTTTGAAGAGATCTTCTGTTATCTTGTAAGCCCAAAGCTTGTCCTCGTTCAACTTACCTGTTTTAGAAATCTTTGCCTTAGACATCTGTGTTGCTTTACGCTTCATCTCGAATTGCTGAACCATATGATTAACAACCGAGTTATTTTTTGCCTTGAATGTTGAGAGTAGTTCAGTTGCTACCAGCTCTGTATCTTTAGCAGCGTCTGCATAATAGTCTGGCATAATCTTGAAACTCTTGTTCAAGCCTGTGTACATCTCGCGCGCTGGGACTACATACTTTTTCCAGTCCTTAACCTCAGGGATGTCTATGTAAACCGGTGCCAAGCTATCTAAAGCTACCAACTTCTTTTCGTTTTTTCGGAAAGCTTGATCTGTGATTGACATCTCGCCGTCGCTTTCCATAAACTCGTCTAACAAGTCCTGGGCAGTTGACTCGCCTTCTTCGGATTCTTCGGATTCTTCTTCATCATCTGAGTCTGAAGAGCTGTTGCCTGATTGATTTGTTTCTTCGGATTCTTCTTCGTCATCCTCCTGTTCATCATCTGAGCTAGGAGGAGGGGGAGGAGGAGTATCCATTTCATCGTCGTCTTCGAAGTCCTCGTCTGAGTCTTGAGGAACATACTGTTGCTGTTCCTTCATTTCTTCGGCTTCTTTTTGAGAGTTGCCATACAACTCTTGAGCTAACTGCTCAACGTCTGCCCATGTCTCAGTTTTTGCTACACGGTCTACGAATACTTGTTCTTCGTCTGTAAAATTAATGCCTAGGAGAGAACCTACTTTAAAGTGAAGATTGATTCTGTCAATTAGTGGAAGTTCGTTAACGTCTAAATCCTTAACACCAAAAAAGTCTCGGGCAAAAAGTTCTCGGTAACCACCGTAGAAACTTTTAACTAGTCCAGGATAACGTTCTTTTACTTTACGCTCGATACGAGCATCTTCTACAATGTTGAGGAAGCCTTTGAGCTTGGGGTCTTTAGAAACTGAATCGTGCCAGCCTTCCTCAGGAGTCTCTAAACCGTGTCCGACTTCGTGTCCTACTAAGAGGTCATAAAGATCAGGGGAGATGTCTTTCCATTGGGGGAGGAGGATCTTTCGATTCTTAAGGTCAAATGCTGCTGTTGGAATGTTGGCGTGTTCTACCTGAACATTCTCCGTCGCTAGCAGTTTTGCTAGTATCGACTTTTGGTTGTTTATTTGTATCGTCATTAAAAGTCCTCACTTTTATTAATTTATACAAGTATTATAAACTCTTTATCTGCAGAAGTCAAGCAAAAAACGCACTTTTTTTGAATTCTTTTTCCTTGTTAAATCAGTAGTTTAGGGCTAAAGTCAACAAATATTCACGTCCGCCGGCAGTATATTGGGGTAAAATCTCGAATTCTCTATCAAAAACGTCCCTAATTTGGAACATTACATTGTAGATTCCAAAGTCTTTTCCTATATGTAACTGTGCTGATTTTACATCCTCGAGCGGTGTTTTGTCAACGTCTCGTCGTCCGTTTTGGTATGCTAGTTTGAACCCGTAGGTATAACCCTTGTAGTCGTCCTCAAACATGATTGCTGTACGAAGTTTAGGGATCCTTGGAAGATCTGAATGTGTGACTGCTATAACTGTCTTGAATTGTTTGTAGTAGGCTAGTACCTTAATACCCTTGGTACTGTAGGAGCCTGTGTTCACATACTGGTTATTGACATAGTCGTAATCTATACCCTCGTCAAATTCGTAGGCGAAAGCTGAAAAAATTTTATATCGTACGTCGACACCTTGCCCCTCCTCTGCGTTGAGAAACCGATTTGGTGATACCCAACCGTCGCCGTTCGTTTCATATAGAGTCGGTCGCCTATAACTATTCCCTACACTAATTGAAAAGTCTGGGGTTCTGACACCTACTTTATATACGAATACATCATCGTTCTCATATCTTAGTCCTGCATTAAACAAATCATAGGTAAGAAAAGAGTAGACTGATCCAACTGTTAACTTTTCGGCACCATTATCCTCTCTTTCTACGTTTGATCCAAGTAGTACATAATCGTTGACATACTTACGAGCATCTAAATAGTATCTTTGATTTTTAGAAGAGTAGCTCTCTTCACCGTTTCTCAAAAATGTTTGTTCGTTTTCTACGAACCCAAGTGTTGCATTTTCGCCTTGTATTGATAACTCGTGCTTCCTACCCTTTTGTTCACAATCGTCAGACTCCCAGCATGAATCATAATCGTATTGGTAATCTGTTAAAGCATAATTTAATACACCCGTTTGAAGTCTTAAAACATTGTTATGGTAGTCGTCTTCTTCCTCATTGGTGTTCATTACGCTACCATTCGATGCTTGCTTAGATGCTATAGAAAAGTATTTGTCGCCAACTGAAAAATATTTTGAATCACTGCCTGCTTGAGCTATGAAGTGTTTTCTAAGTTTGTCTGTTATAAAAACAGTGCCTGCTAAACTACCCGAGCCTGTGAGTACACTATTGGGCCCATGAGCAATCATGATCTCTTGGTATTGTTGAGGTAGATCGTTTGCCCAGTCATACCAACCAGTAGAAGGATCGTTAACGGGTAC